ACACTTGCTAAAGCATTTGAACTTGGAATTACTCCCTACGCAGGAGAGTCATACGCCCAATTACGACAAAGAATTTCGACACAAATCAGCCGTCAGGCAACTGTGTAAATTTCGTAAAGACATGGGACTAACCAAGTTTCGTATATACATTAATGAAAAAGTTGTTTTACATCAATACTTTGCAGACTTTCAAGACCAATATGCAAAAGGAAATAGGGGAGAATGGGAATGTTGGAAAAAATAATAGTAGGTGCTACAGGGTTAGGCTACCTTATAGTCTGTATAGCCCAGTTTAATAAAGGCGCTACATCTAACGCTATGATTTGGGGTGGCTATGCCTTTGCCCAGGTTGGATTGTGGTTGGCCCTTAAATGAATTATTTAAGCGTTTGTTCAGGCATAGAAGCTGCCACAGTAGCATGGCATCACATGGGCTGGAAGCCTGTAGGCTTTAGCGAAATTGAGAAATTCCCATCACAAGTATTGGCGCATCACTATTCTGATGTAACTAATTTTGGTGATATGACTAAATACAAGGAGTGGCAAATTGACAGAACAGTTGGACTTTTGGTTGGAGGAACTCCCTGCCAATCATTTAGCGTTGCAGGTCTTAGAAAAGGACTTGAAGACCCAAGAGGCAATCTTGCCCTTACCTATGTTGGAATTCTTGACAAGTTTAGACCCAAGTGGTGCGTTTGGGAAAATGTGCCAGGTGTCCTCAGTAGTGGCAACGGAAGGGATTTTGGGGCCTTTCTCGGGGCGCTGGCTGAACTCGGGTATGGGTTCGCATATAGGGTGCTTGATGCTCAAAACTTCGGAGTCGCACAAAGGCGCAGACGAGTGTTTGTTGTCGGATACCTTGGAGATTGGAAACCTGCCGCAAAAGTACTATTTGAGTCCGAAAGCCTGTCAGGGAATATTAAACAGGGCAGAAAGACGAGGCAAGAAACTGCCGATAATTTTATACCAAGCGTTGTTGGCACACTCGACACAGAATGTGGTGGTGGAAGAAAAGCCCATCAATCTGTAATGAGTGGTCATTTTATTCCTACATTTTGGAATGGTGGACAAACAGCAGAAACTTTAACTAGAACTTCTGATGACCAGCGTATGCCTGATAAAAATAGATTTCAAGCCGTATTACAGCCAATACCAATTCATGCACAAGCTACACAATTTACAGGCGGTGGTGCAAATCGAAATAATGATGGCAAAGGAAATGGATTAGGCATTGGAATATCTGGTGACCCCATGCACACATTGGATACATCTAGCCGTCATGCGGTAGCTTATAAAAATCATGGCACAGACAGCCGTATTAAAGAAATTGCTATAAGTCCTACTGTTACTGCTAGATGGGGTACAGGTGGTAACAATGTGCCATTAGCTATGCAAACAATGGCAGTCCGTAGGCTTACAGAAGTTGAATGTGAAAGACTCCAAGGTTTTCCAGACAACTACACTAACATTAAAGAAAACTGTCCAAGTGGCGCAAGATACAAAGCATTAGGTAACTCTATGGCTGTGCCTGTAATGCGCTGGATTGGCGAAAGGATTAACAATTATGAAGGACTATGACCCTAACGATGCTATTGACTTTATCTTCAAAACAGCGCCAGCGTATGCCAAAGCGAAGGGCGAATTGGCCCAGCTTGAGGCGTTTAAAAGTTCTCTTAAGGCGATTAAAATGGCACAGACAGACGAACAAAGTCTGGGCGCACAAGAACGAGAGGCTTATAGAAGCCAAGAGTATCAAGATTTGTGCAAGGCGATTGGATTGGCGACTGAATCTACAGAAGCGTACAGATGGCAATTAGAAGCTGCCAAGATGAGATTTGAAGCCTGGCGCACAGAACAAGCTAACAACCGTAATATTGAAAGACTGACTAAATGAGTGATTATTCTGAAAATTACCTTAAAATTCAACGACTTTTAAGAAAATACCATGAAGCAACACTTAAAAACAATTATGAAAAAGCCACTCAAATTGCTTGTGAGTTAGCAGAAGAAACAATACAGTTAGAGTTTGCTACCTATGACCAAGTAAGAAAGCAATGGTTAAAATGAGGTCAATGCGTACTCTATTTCCCAAGGTAGTAGACTATGGTGAACTCATAGGGTTAATACCTAGTAATGAGAAATTTTCCCCTAGCGATATAGATGGTATATGCGAAAGAAATGGGCAATTTTTTGTTATGGAGTGGAAACGCCCAAAAGATGATGAGTATGAAGGCGAAAAGATAAGTTATGGTCAGCAAAGACTATTACAGGCTTTAGCTGCAAAAGAAGGATTTATTGTTGTTATTGTTTACGGTCACACCGATAATGAAATGAAGATAGATAAGTTTTTTAGAGTGCAACCACAAGGCCCATGTATTCAATTAGGCGTAGGCACACAAATGTTTAAAAAGTTTTACCAACAATGGTATGAACTAGCTGATGGCTACAAAAAGTGAAAAGAACACTCTCAATAAGATTGCAGAACTCGGATGTATTTTATGTTCCGAAGTCTATGGGTTTGAAGGCACTCCGTCAGAACTCCATCATGTGCGCAGGTATGGAAATGTTCGGTCTGCATCCCCTGTGCTTGCATTATGCCCAGAACACCATAGGAACGGAAATGATAGCCTTCACAGAATGGGCATCAACGCTTTTGAAGATAAACACGGAATTACCTGCGAGAAGTTATTGGAATTACAAGATAAAAGACTTGGAAAAAACTTTAACAAATAAAAAGGTTAAGTATGGCAGACCCAGTTAAAGTTCAAGAGGGTCAACAAACCCAATTTCAGACCAAATACGGTAGGCTTTTTTACGAAACTCCTTGTCATGGTGTGTCCAGCGAGAACTCTTGTGCCGACTCATATGTATCGATTCGTGTAGAAGCACCTTTAACACCGTGTCTAGAGTCCCACAACGAACCTCAGAAATAGTAATGGTATGTTCATACTTGTCATTAGATGGGTCATATAAATAAGTACCCATGTCATCACCTTTATCTACAATAAAGTCAATTTCATCTGGTAATGGCATACCCCGCCAATTACAAAAAGGCTTCATACAGTAAATAGCGCTGTATAAATTTTTAAGAATAGCTGGAGTTAGCTTCATACACTATGTATTTTTCCTCTAAACTCAACTTCATCTTCACCCCAAACCCTAATCATTTCTGGTTGAAGTAGTCTGCTGCGGTCAAACGATAACATTACAAATCCTGAATTCCAATCCTTACTTTGGTCTTCCGTATAAGAAAATTGCTGACCATTAATATCAGCTAAAGTGCCTGTTTGGACTCCCCAGCGTGTACCGTTATAGTCATTAAAAGGTATAACTGAAAGCACATGGGTATGCCCTGTAATCATGTTTACCCCTGAATTTACCGTGTTATTTCTGCCACCTGTCCAACCACCTTTCCAACGGTGTTTAATACAAGTGTCCTCATTAACCCAAAAAGACCAACATGGTAACCAGGCAGGGAAATACTCTTTAAGCGTAGTGCCTTTAACACCTTCAAACGCTGGTAGGTTTTCAATAATACGCATTTCCAGCCTAGCGTCATGATTACCCAAGGGCCAAAACATTTTAGCCCCTTTGGCTACTGCTTCAATTTCGCCCATAAAATATTGACAGGCTTCTAATTCTTCCGCAACCGAGGGGATTTTTGACCAATCTTGTGCGGGAAATCTGCTGATTGAAGCGCCATCTAGCGCATCACCGTTACAAACAATAGCAGTAGGCTTGTATTCCTTAATCATTTCAATAAGGGCTTTAAATGCTGTAGTAGTTTGGTCAGGCCAAAAATGGGCATCAGAAAATACAATGACACGCCCTTTTTCTATGTCCATACCTCTACGAGTGTTGCCTACAGTTTGTTCTGTTTTTCTGTATTCATTAATTCTTTGGTCATTAAAACTTGGCAATTCAATACCTAGTCTTGATTCGATTGACCTTCTGCGGTTGTATACTGCCCTTTCTGCCATTGTATGAACTTTGGCAAAGGTATGTGGCGAACCAATACGCTGCCATTCTTTAATGAATTCTTCATCCGTTAAATAATAACCAGCCATTAATTACCCCTTATACTCGTTAAGTTACTAGATACTAACCTAAAATATGGCATACGCTAAAAAAGTTGATAAAAATCAAGGTGATGTGGTAAAAGCACTACGAAAAATGGGGGCAGATGTGTTTCTGCTTCACATGGTTGGCGGAGGGATACCA